TTTCCAATAAGTTCATTATCTTGTTTCCAAGCTAATTTACAGAACTCATTATCACCACTTATACCAATAACATTGGCTTCTTCAACTAGCATGTCCATTCCTGCAATTTCGGTAGGGCAGATAAAAGTAAAATCTTTGGGGTAAAAGTAAATTACTGTATAGTCATGTTTTAAAGGCTCATAATGATCATCAACTGAAACAGTTGTGAATTCATTATTCGCATTTACTCCTCGCAATTCAAATGCGGGAAACTGTTGCCCTACTCCAATCATTTTATGTCAAACTCCTCAGAAATAGTTTCGTCAGGTGTTGAGTTATCAGCACCTTCTCTAAGTCTGTCAAGTAATTCTTTTTGAGCGTCAGCAGTAGGTCTAGGAAGAACTTCATCCATAGACTTGAGATCTGCAACTAGTGCCATCTCGTCTTCTGTTAATGCTCTTGGTTTGCACTTTAGTGCTTGTAGTTGATATTCAACATTGTAAGCCATTGGGCCAGTCTTAACTCTTTTGAAGTGTACATCCCAACCAGTTTCAAGGTCAGTTGGATCACCAAGATCTTCTGCTGCAACCATGATCTGCTCAAGAAGTTTCTTCTTAAGATTTAGAACTTTGACTTTACCGTCATGTATACACTGAATAGCGTATGCCCAACCACATTTTAGATCTGGATGATATTCTCTAACCCAATCTTTCTCAATGTTGGTAAATGCTTCTGTGTTCCTATCGAATGATAGACACTCGAATGGTAAGTTCTTACCGTTTTCTCCTTTTAACCAGTAAACATATCTTGGTAACATGTCACCGACTAAACGTACTTTGTTATCGCCTTCTACATAAGCGTAGCTATCGATTTTATTCTTTTGGGCTTCGCCCTTAGCTTGATTAAATTTTATTGCCATTTCATTTCCTTTAAAGTGATTTCTTCAAACAAAAAATGAATACGATCATTTTCTATTCGTAGTAATCTATTGTTTTTAATACTGTCCTCGTTCCCATTGAAGTGAAGGAGGTCTAATGTGGTATCTTTATTTTTTTGGTACTCGAAATAATTGCGCAAGGAAGCGATACCTGCATACTGCGCAAGTTCGCTATCCGAGTACCTCCTGCGTTGAATGAATAACGGTTTTGGATTTATTAAAAAGCTGTTTCCATGAAAGCTTTTTGTCCAGAACTTATATATTCTATCATGTCTATTTACGGGAGGAAGTTTGTAGGTGAGAATATGTAGAATTGTCAAAATGTCTTTGACGCTTCCCTTGCTTTCCCTTAGTATCTTTTCCCAATTATAGAATAACATTATAACAAAAATTTAACTCCATGTCAAGATATATTTTTTCATGCTATACTTCCGAAACTTCATAGCCTTGTCGCATGTAATACCCCATTCTCGCCCCTGCCTGCTTTCTCGCTGTACGACCTTCTAAGTGTATATCTACAATCACAGGCTGTTGTTTACCTTCTCTTATACGAATAATTCTTCCGATAAGCTGTGTAAGAAGCGGCTCATTGTTTACAGGAGTCGCCAAAATAAGACAACTCAGGCAGTCGACACTAATTCCTTCACTAAAAATACTCTGTGTTCCAAAGAGTATATCTTTCGCACCAAATATTTCCTTTATCATTGCAGGACGCTCTTCGTGAGGAACTTCTCCAGTTACGCAAATACTCGTATCGCCCACAAGTCGATGGCAACTTTTCAGAAAGTCAACACGGTCACTCACTACAAGTACCTTGTGCCCTTTCGCAGCATAACTCGCCGCAAGCATTGCCATCATATTCTGATATTCCCAGTCATACGCAAGTGCGTTGATTCGAGTTGCCCAATCAACATTTCCGTCAAGAAAGCGTATACCAGCTCTGACCACGTCAACTCGTGGCGTTAAATAGTTTTCTCGTGGAGGTTTGTAGACTGTCTGAGAAAAATAATCTCGAAATATAACATGTCTTCCGTCTTTTCTCTGCATTGTTCCTGTTAGTCCGATTTTATATCTTGCTCGCGATGCGTCAATAATTCGTGTAAAAGTTGGACTGCTTACATGGTGCATCTCGTCTAATATAATTGTACCGAACTCTTTTGTGATTTTGTCGATATTTCGATAGAGAGTTTGTACATTTCCAA